ACAAGGTAAACGAGTTCTACATCTATCAAGAGAAGGCTGGGTCTAACCAAGGGGTTAAACTCTCACCTGATTCTGTTTCATATGTGTCTTCGGGTCTACTTGACCCAACACGTAAGAGAGTGATCTCTTACTTACACAAAGCAATTAAACCCATCAACCAGTTAAGGATGATGGAAGACTCTCTGGTGATCTACCGTCTCGCACGTGCACCTGAGAGAAGAATTTTCTATATCGATGTTGGTAACCTACCTACGGGTAAGGCAGAACAACACATGAAAGACATCATGTCTCGTTATAGAAACAAGTTAGTTTACGATGCCAACACCGGACAGATCAAGGATGATCGCAAACATATGTCCATGTTGGAAGATTTCTGGTTACCTCGTAGAGAAGGTGGCCGTGGTACAGAGATTTCTACACTGCCTGGCGGTGAGAATCTTGGACAGATTGACGATATCATCTACTTCCAGAAGAGATTGTATCGTTCTCTGAATGTACCTATTAACAGACTGGAACAGGAAGCACAGTTCTCTCTTGGTCGTTCTACTGAGATCAGTAGGGACGAAGTTAAGTTCCAGAAGTTTATTGATAGACTGCGTAGAAGGTTCTCTAATGTATTCCTGAACATTCTACGCAAACAGTTATTGTTGAAGGGTGTAATGACCGAACAGGATTGGGAAGATTGGAAGAACGATATCCAGATCGACTTTATCCGTGACAACCACTTCACCGAGCTGAAGGATGCAGAACTGTTGAGAGAAAGACTCGACACAATGGATCGAATCACAAACTACGTGGGCGAATACTTCTCACGTGAGTGGGTAATGAAGAATGTCATGATGATGTCCGATGAAGACATTGACTTGATGAAGAAAGAAGTCGAATCCGAAAACTCAGTTGCTGATGAGGAAGGAAACGACGAAACAGAAGATGACTTTGGAGGTTAACATGAGTGATATTGAGAACGAAACTAATAGCGCAGTCGAAGAGTTTATCGATGCGTTACAACAGAAAAACTACAACGCTGCACAGAATATGTTCAGTAATCTGATTCAGGACAAGGTGAACACACGTCTTGATGCAGAGAAAGTTGCTGTTGCAAATTCCATCTTTAACTCAGCAGATGATGACATCGACATCTCAGAATACGAAGAAGATGAGTTGGATGCAGCTGCAGTCGAAGACGAAGATGACTTCGAAGAAGAAGATACAGCCGAGGATGAGGGTAAACACATCTACGCTGGTGGTGAAGTTTAATAAAAAATTCATCTAAAAAACCTTTTTTGTATAAATAATAGTTAAACAGGAAACTTGAAATGAAAACATTTCAACAGATTCGTGAGGCAAAATCACCGAAGGGTGAAGTTGTCTTCGATAAGAAAATACAAAAAGTCCCTGTCAAGATAGTCAAGGATAAAAAAGGTTTTACCGCCTATGTGGATGGAGATATGTTGGACACGTTCCGCAATCAGAAAGAAGCAGAGAAGGCAGCTGAGACAATTATAAAGGAACTCAGATGAAATTAATTAGCGAATACACCGAAAACGATGTCCAGTGCATCGTAGAGAAAAGAGAAGATGGCGAGAAGAAATACGTCATTGAAGGCGTATTCGCCCAAGCAGATCAAAAGAATCGTAACGGACGTATCTACCCCAAACCCATTATGGAGAGAGCGGTAAGTAAGTACGTTACAGATCAGGTTAGCAAGAAACGTGCGGTCGGTGAGTTGAATCACCCTGAAGGGCCGACAGTTAACCTTGACAAAGTTTCGCACCTCATCACAGACCTCAAGTTTGAGGGAAATGATGTAGTCGGAAAGGCACAGATATTGGATACTCCAATGGGTAAGATCGTAAAAGGTCTCCTTGAGGGCGGTGTTCAACTAGGTGTGTCAACTCGTGGTATGGGTAGCCTTGAGCAAAGAAATGGCGCAATGTACGTCAAAGACGACTTTATTCTTAGTACGGTTGACATCGTACAAGACCCTAGCGCACCTGACGCCTTCGTTAATGGAATCATGGAAGGTGTAGACTGGGTTTGGAATAACGGCATTTTAAAGCCTCAGGTAATTGAGAAAATGGAGACTGAAATTAAAACTGCTCCGAAAGCATTTCGTCCCGAAGTGCAGATTCGAGAGTTTAAGAATTTCCTCTCGTTAATTAAATCACAATTGTAAGGAGTCAATATGACTGATAATACAAAGACAGTCGAAGTCGAACTCCACGATGAAGAAATTAACGATATCGTGGAAGAAACTCTCGACGAGGCGGCTCCTGCAGCTAAAGCCCCGAAAGGTGACGAAGGTGAGGTAACCGAACCTGAGTCTATCGCATCGGTGGACAAAGCGGCAGATGCCACTAAACAAGCTCCTGTTCCGAAAACAAAGGCAGGAATGATCAATGCTATGTACGGCAAAATGAACGCAATGAAAAAGGTTGATTTGCAGGCTGCATACGGTAAGATGATGGGAGAAGAAGTGGTAGCAGAAGAAGAAGTGGTTGCTGAAACCACTGACACTACTGCAGAACTAGACGCATTGGTCGAGTCTGAGGCTACACTCAGTGATGAGTTCAAAGCCAAAACTGCTGTAATTTTCGAAGCTGCTGTGAAGTCGAAGTTGTCCGAAGAAGTGGACAGAATCGAAGCACAGTACAAGGAGGAACTTTCCGAGGAAGTCGCATCTATTAAGAGCGATCTAGTCGAGAAGGTTGACAGCTACCTCAACTACGTAGTTGAATCTTGGATGGAAGATAACAAGGTTGCAATCCAGAACGGTCTCCGTACTGAAATTGCAGAGACCTTTATGGATAAGATGAAAGACCTCTTCGTTGAGTCTTACATCGAAGTTCCTGAGTCCAAGGTAGACTTAGTTGACGAACTTGCTTCACAGGTTGAAGAGTTGGAAGAAAAACTCAACACTCAAACTGGTGACGCAATCAAACTTGCCGAAGAACTTGAGACATACAAGCGTGAATCGATCATTGCGGAAGCAACTCGTGACATGGCTGAAACTCAGGTTGAAAAACTCCGTGGTCTCATTGAGAACGTAGACTTCGATGACGAAGCATCGTTCAAGATGAAAGTTGCCACTGTGAAGGAGTCTTTCTTCAAGGCAGAAAAAGTATCGGTACAAGAAACCATGGCAGAAGAAGCTGACGCAGAAGTTGAAGTTTCTAGTGTGATGGAACAGTACCTCAAAACAATTAGACAAACCGCTAAGAAATAAGGAAATCTATTATGAACTCTTACGATCATTTGATTGAGAAGTGGTCTCCCGTTCTGAACGAAAGTTCTGCTGGCGAAATCACCGATTATCACAGAAAAGCAGTTACAGCTGCAATCTTGGAAAACCAAGAACGTGCAATGCATGAAGAGCGTGCACAACATGCCGGTTTCGGTTCTTTGACCGAAGCAGCGCCTGGTGGCGCTAACACAGGTTCTATCGGTACATGGGATCCGATTCTGATCTCTCTCGTTAGACGTGCTATGCCTAACCTCATGGCATACGATGTGTGTGGTGTTCAACCGATGTCTGGCCCGACTGGTCTTATCTTCGCTATGAAGGCAAGATACCAAGGTGGTTCTACTTCTAACCGTGAAGCACTGTTCAACGAAGCTGAAACTCAGTACTCTGGCGACAGCGGTGGTACACATGATTCCGACAACGTGTCTGGTTTCAACGGTATCACTCCTACTGGTGACTCTGCTGACGCACTTCGTGCAACTGCTCTTGCTGCAGGCGGTATGCCTACTGCAGACGCTGAAGCACTTGGTTCGACAGGTGGTTCTTCATTCAACGAGATGGGCTTCACCATCGAAAAGGCAACCGTGACTGCGAAGTCTCGTGCGCTGAAAGCCGAGTACAGTCTTGAACTCGCACAAGACCTGAAAGCGATTCATGGTCTTGACGCTGAGACTGAACTTGCAAACATTCTCTCTACGGAAATCCTTGCGGAAATCAACCGTGAAGTTATCCGTACTATCAACAGCCAGGCGAAGACAGGTGCTCTTCAGGCGAACGTTACCAAGCAAGGTATCTTCGATCTGAGCTCTGACGCTGACGGTCGTTGGTCTGCAGAGAAGTTCAAGGGTCTTGTTGTTCAGCTTGACCGTGAAGCAAACGTAATTGCAAAAGAGACAAGACGTGGTAAGGGTAACGTTATCGTGTGCTCGTCTGACGTTGCAACTGCACTGTCTGCTTCTGGCATGCTCGACTACACTCCTGCAATGTCTACCAACCTTCAGGTTGACGACACTGGTAACACCTTCGCTGGTGTACTGAACGGTCGTATGCGTGTGTACATCGATCCTTATGCACAGACTGACTACGTGACAGTTGGCTACAAGGGTACAAACGCTTATGACGCAGGTGTGTTCTACTGCCCCTACGTTCCTCTGCAGATGGTTAAGGCAGTTGGTGAGGACACGTTCCAGCCGAAGATCGGATTCAAGACTCGCTACGGCATGGCTTCGAACCCCTTCGTTGGTTCAACTCCTGCTGACGGTCTTGCTGCTGCTAAGAGCAACCCGTATTACAGAATCTTCCGTGTGGACAACATCCTCGCCTAAGACCTGTATAAAAAATAGAACTAGGTTTAC